GTTTTCCAGTAGGAAAGTTCAGAATTGTCTACTCTTTGTGAAGGTAAAAGTTTTAATGTATCCATAACATTCTCCTAAGTGATTCTGTTTCTACAACTAGAGTATCACAAAGCTACAGGAGAGTCAATAGTTAATTTACAGAATAATTAACCATAACATCTATTTGTTGTCCGATACGAACATTTGGACGATTATTATTTGTATATATCGACCGGCGAATAGTGGTTCCATGAACTCGTATGTCTAACCAATATTGCTCAATCACCTGATAAGAATTACGCCTGTTGACTGTGTGACAACGATTTTCGACTCTGGTGGTATTCTGTCCACTGGATTGATTGGCCCCAATGAAAGCTCCGATTATGGCGCCGGTATTTCGATTGCGTACCTTACTTCCGCCGCGCAGTGAGTTGCCAATAATTCCACCAATGATTGCACCCTGCAAAACATTTGCATTATTAATCAATGGGACATGAACATTATTACAAACCAATTCGGGAACATTTTCATATCTTGTACTATAGATAGGTTGTATTCCAACAATAGTTCCGGTTGCTCTTTCGGCAGCTCGTACTGATAAACTTAGTGTATGAGAACATGCAGTAAGTAGAGTTGATAGTGCTAAGATTTTGATTGCCGTTTTAATCATTTGAAATTTCCTCTCAGATTTTCTAGGGCTCCAATCACGATTGATGGATATTCCCCCAAGTAACTACCCGCCGATAGATCGTCCAATTTGATTAAATCTTTATGGTGGTGGGTTATAAACATAAAGTTTTCTAGTATTCTCTTCGCAAGCGCGTCATATGCGCCGTCTGTTAGTATCGGGTCGTCATCTTTATAATACGCATATGAAGCCATCAAATAATAAGGAATGGTCATATTTTCATTCTTATCAATGATGTCGTTCATATGCGTATCAATAATCATTAGACTCGTTGACTTTCTGCGTAGTCTTTAGCCTTCTGCTCATCAACAAAGAATTTCTTTGAGATGACTGATCTGCCGTCTTGCGACCAGACAGAATTGACTTCGGTTTTCTTTACTTCGAAACCGAAAATATGATCCCAATTTACAATGGGAGTGAGTTTTGTGTAACATTTATAGTTACGGTTTTCTTTAATTTTCATGCTAAGTTCATTACATCCTGTGCATAAGATTTATATTTGGGTTCTTTGAATCCGTCAAGTTCTTCCATTAACATCATCATACGGTTTTTAATAAAATAATCAAATACTTTTCGCATATCTCCTTTTGGGTCGTTATCAAATTGGGCGATAATATTATCTCTAATATCATCTGGCACTTTTGTAAGGTCTACTAACTGTTCGTTTCTCTTAAATCTCGCAAGCATATTCACATCCATAAAGTCTTCGGGATTTCTGGACATATCCATCCAGTTTACCAGACTCTTTTTAGTGATAGGCTTCTGACGGCGATTTTCTACAAAAACTTCATCGTCTGAAAGAAAATTGGGAATACCGTCCGACTTATCGCCGCGAATAATATGTTCGCGAAGAAATTGTTTCGGGTTGTCCTCTTTCAGAAACTTTTTCATAATCGTACTGTATTGAGACACATTAGGGTATTTTTGTAGTTGTTTAAAGTCTTTGTCACTTGAAACAATCATACATTTTTCACTTGGCGCAAATCGTTGCACCAACACCGCAATACAATCATCGGCTTCGGCGCGTTCCACCTCAACAATTTTGTAAGGAAAAACTTCTTTTAGGTCGCGTTTCATATCATTCATAGTATTGAAAATAAGACTCCAATCTATACCAGATGATTCGCGTTCTTTCTTTCTTGAAAATTTATAGTATGGAAAAAGGTCTTTTCTCCAATAATTTTTATTATCACAACAAATAACGACATTGCCATATTCTGCCGAAAACTTTTTCTTTATGTTAAGCAAACTTGTAAGGATCATATGGCGTACAAGATTTTCATCGATCTCGCTTGTCCGAGGCCCTACTTGTGTCATTAAGTTGGAGATAATAACTTGACTTAGGTCTATTAATATCATTTGTACATCTCTGTTTTGTTTCTACTACTATATATTACCACAACTACGCAGGGATGTCAATAGTTTTATTGAACCATTCTGGTATTTGTCGTTTTGTCCACACCATGCTAAACCGATCTTGTTTGGTTTCGTAAAACATACGGTAAGATTTTACAGGGTCTTCGGGGAAAATGCACTCTGGATTTGCCTTCATTGCAAGAGGAAATGGAGTAAGAGCATACCTATACCCATCTTTGATATTTTTTGGAAGTCTACCTAATGCAGTACGCAATAGGGTGTCTGTCATATGAACTTTGCCGTATCGGTATGTATATTCTCTACATAGTTCTGAAAAATGGTCATAGTGCCACATATAGTTGTTATCACTAGCCATAGTCCACACGGTACACGGATGCCCCATGTGAACAGCCTTATATAAGACGCTCTCACGCGCATCTGACAGTTCCCAGTACTTTGACATAGTTTTGCCCGACTTGGACTTACGGCGTGTTTCCACACCATCTAACATGCGGTGAGCAGTAGAAAGCATCTGAGCACTTTCTACTATCATTTTTACCACATGTTTATCGCACTGCAATTGTGCAGCAACTTTTGGGTCTTTATCTAATATAAAGATATTCACACGAAATCTCTCAAAGTTACTGACCGAGATGGAGATTTTAATTTCCGTAATGCTTTTGATTGGATTTGCCGGATGCGTTCCATAGACACACCAAATGTTTGTCCAATTTCTTCTAATGTGTGAGTTCCAACACCGCCAATACCAAACCGCATCCGTAATACACGTTCTTCGCGGGGCGTCAAAGAGCCAAGCGCGACACGAATAACATCTTTTTTGTTCATAATCATAACGAATCATCCTCTCTTGTTACAATTAAATATACCACAAGAGAGGATGAGAGTCAAGTATTATTTTTAGTGTTCATTCAGTTCGTTTTTGAATTCACTAAAATTTTTTTCTTCGCCCCTATTTGCATATGCTCTGAATTTTCTAGGGTTTATTTGGCCCGGAGTTTTATGTGTCATTTTCCTTGCTTTTGCGAGATTGGCCATACCTTGCATTGCCCGATAACTAGCATCGCCTCTTTCAGTAACTTTTCTAATTTCTTTAAAAACTCTATTTGTATCACGGTCTAGTTTTTCCATTGTTCTTTGATACGTTGGTGAATTTCCAGTAGTTTGCATCATTTTTTCTAATTGTGTATGCATGTCTATGATTTTTTGTATTTCTGCTTGCAGATCACTTACCGCTTCTTTTTGTTCTTTTGGTATTTTTCCATCGTCACCATAATACCTAAATGAATCTCCAACTTCTCTTTTTGAGTATGTCCACTGTTTTTTTGCTTTACGGTGAAAATCTTCCGCTTCTTTTTTAAATTTCGGAAACTCATTTCCACGATCCTTACCAGCGGATGGTATTGATGACTTCTGCACGTTTCCAAACTTCTGCACGACTCCAAAATGTTTGGATGTCATTTTTTCTAGTTTGTCTAGGATTTTATGCAATCCCTTGTCAATCTGTCCGGTCGTCCAAGGGAACACTTTAGAAACAATCTCATTTACTTCATTAGAGCCATTCAAGTCTTCACGCAATTCTTTAAAAGTTTTCATTTTTCTTTCCTTTTTATCTTTATTTATAACACACTTAATCTTGAGAGTCAAGCATCATTTTACAAATATAATATGAGTCTACAATATCAGATGTAGGGTTTCCAATCTTTTCAGATTTTACAACCAATTCTTCTTGCAAATTTCTTGATGTTTCTTTTAGAAATGATTCATACATCAGTTCTTTGTTTGCATTTCCATTTCCGGTTGCAAACTTTTTAATTGCTTTGGGAGCGATCAACGACATTTTCATATCCGACTGCCATATCTTATATTTCAACAGTCCGGTATTTTCTGCAATATGAAATACCTTACCCTTCGATCCATAACTATAATCTTCTATCGCAACATTTTCAATCTCATTAGATATGAGAATGTCTAAGGCCCAATCGGATATAAAGTCGTATCGTTCTTCGGGGGTTTCCCACAATTTAAACTGTGGACTACCCTCTATATTTTTGTATTGATAATCTTCGTATTTTTTGACACCGGAGAGAAAAAATGATTTACAATTTTCAAAACTAAAATTTTCTTTCTCTCCGGTATAGATAGTCACTGCTGGGCATAATAAACTATAATCAATCCCACCTATTCTTCGTCCATCCATAATTCACTCTCGTCCACTTCATGCTCTGGTTCATCTATATTTATATAGATTTCAAGAGCCTCTCCGCAGACAGGGCAAAATCGAACTTCTTCGTCGTTATAGGT